AGCGTGTTATCTCCATACTCCCCAACTGCGTAATAGCTTAGCTTTCCGCATTGTTTCCTTAACCGCTTCCAGAACTTCTGCAGATGTTCGTGGTCGAGGCTGTTGTACTTGGGTACGTTTGCCTCGTCGTATGTCAGCGTTATGAAGCTGTTTTCTTCCCATTGGCTTGCCTCATGGGTTATTCGCACGGCCCATTGCCGTGCGTGTTCCAGGCGGCACAGGATGCACTGTCCACATGGAATCGTTATCGGGACGTATGCTCGTCCGTTTGTTGGTTTGTTGAAGACAACCGGCCCCCCCAGGGCGGGCCGGTAGGCTTCGAGCTGGTTCTCACAGCTCATTAGAGGCGGAATCCGCCTCTCATCACTCCCGCCCCGGTGTTAATCCGGCGGGTCTTGTTCCGGCCTTTCTGGAACTTCCTTCCGTGCTTCTTGGCACTGATGTTTCGCCTTGCCATTCGCTGCCTCCGTCAGTTATTGAGCCTGTCGAAGGCAGCTTAGACCAGTTCTATATCTTGATGTAACTGGTCTAGGTGACACCAGTCACCTTTTAGCCCTCAAGCTCCTTCAGGTATTCCCGGCACAGTCTGACTTGCCGACGCTCGCGGGACAGTCTCTGACGATGCTGGATCCTCAATAGCGCGTTCTGGGGCTCTCTGAGGGCTTGTAAAGCCAGTAGGCGTACCTCTGCCGCCTTCAGTAGCTTTTCCGCCCGTAGGGCTTCTCCGGCCTCCGTAAAGGCCGTTCTGATCTCTTGGACTCCCGGCACCGTCATTTGTCTTGGGTCTGACCAGGGTACTGCAGTCTGCGAGGAGCTGCTTGGCCGCCGTGAGGTGGCCTTCCTGGTCGATTTCTCCGATTGCCCAGATTTCGAAGTGGTGCGGGGTTTGTGCGATGGCATCAAGGCTCTCCGGGTTGTTGATAGCTGAGGCAAGGCTTGCCATCACCTCGTTGTCGGTGTGAGCCGCAAACGGGGTGAGGTAGTAGTCGATTAGCCGATCTCTGATTGCGTATAGTTTCATTTCTGTTCCTCTGCCGGTTTGGTAGGCTCCGGCGGGGTTAGTTTGTTCTTTAGTTCCTCTGGCGTCAATGCCAGGAGGGCCTCGACGCTGAGTTCCCGGAGTTGGTCCGGTAGTTGGTTTTTCAGTCCGTTAAGGCGTTTGCCTTGTTCTATGAACCCTCGGAGGTCCCCTGGAAGGTTTGAAAAGTCCCCATAGATGGGCTCTTTTCCTTTGGGCATTTGCCCGTGTTGCAGGAACTGCCCGACAATGATGTTTATGTCGGTGTCTCGTGCTCCTGCTTGGTCCGTAAGGGTTGGTTTTGTGGTGCGGGTTCGCGCCTCCCACTTGTTGATTTGGTATTTCATTTGCCTCGTAAGCTCCTGATGATTGCGATTGCCTGTTGTAGTGCGTTGCCGCCGATATTGGCGCCGCGCCCCATTGCGCCCAGTTGTTCCCACACTGCTGCTTCTGCTTTCTGGCTCGGCAGCTCATAGAACCGGAATTGGCGGTTCGCGGACGTAAGTCCGACGTCCTGTTCTGCCTGCTTTACCAGCCAGGGCAGCATGGTGTGTATCTGGATTCTCTGTTGGTGTGTGAGGTTAAATCTCTGTATGCGTTCTTCGATCTGCTTCTGCAGGTCCACCAGTCCGTAGTGTCCCATTTGGTCCGCATACTTTGCCGAGGCCGCTGCGGTGATCGCTTCGGCTCGGGCTTTTTCTGCGTTTGCTTTTGTCAGGTCTATGTTAGCTAGTTGCTGTCCATAGGTCAGCGCGGCAGCCCCTGCGCTGCTAACTCCTCTGGCCATTGCGTCTTCCGGTATTACTGTTGCGGCCGATACGTTGGGCGTACTTGCCCCTCCCTGGCTGAAGGCCAGCATTGGATTCATTCCCGCCGCTTTCATGTCCTGGACGCCTCTTTGCCATTCCGTGTTGGCCATTCGCTCTTGCCAGTCACGCTGTTCCCTTTGCAGCATGATATTTGTTTTGTTTGCTTGTGATTGTGCGGAGCTCCCGAACAATCCCCCTAATAGGGGGCCAGCGACGGCCCCCAGTATTTCCTTGAACATGTTGTTCCCCTTAGAAGTGGTCGATGAGTCCCGGTACTGCGTAGGCGGGCATCAGTCGTGCCACGTTTGAGTCGTGCAGGATGTCCATGATGATCTGCGCGCTCCACTGGTCGTTGGGAGCTGTTGCCAGGCTCCTTGCCAGTGTTTCCTTTGTCTTGTCGGTGATGAACTCGTCGTTCAGTGCCGGTTCGCTTGCGAAGTCTTCCGCGTAGTGCCACCAGTCCAGAGGCTGTGTCGCTTGTGATCGCAGCACGCCAGTGATCTCGTTGGGCGTGTAGCGATATTCTGCATGTCTCTCCTGGTACCCCCAGGTTGCATTTGCCACTACGCCATCGGCTGGCGTCCAGATTTCCTGTGTTGCGACGGCTTGTTCTCCCAGGTGTGAGAACACCGGGAAGTAGAAGTCCAGCCGTGTCTGTCTCCTCCAGTGTCTCCTGGTTCCTTGTTGGTATGTCGGTGTTGCACGCACTGCCGCCAGGCCCAGGATGTACCCGTGCTCTGTTGCGCTGTATGTGAATGACCGTTTGTGTCCGCTTGCGTGCATTTCTGCGCCGAGGTTTCCAAGTGCGCTTGGTTCGGCCGGATCTGGTTCTGCGTCATAAGCCGCAGTTTGGGCGATTGGATTAACCGTAATCGGTATCTTAGAGCCTCCCAGGTATTCCGGCCTTTGAAGCCTGAAGTCAGGCGCTCTGACGCCGAAGTGGCTAAGGATTTGTTCCACATATCGGCTTCCTCCCCTTGCGTCTCTTTCGAGCAGTTTCTGCGTTTGGAACGCCAGTCGTATTGCGTTGATGGTTGCGCTGGTTGCGCTGCTCAGGTCCGCAAATACGTTTACCGTTCCCGTTGTTGGGTCGCCCAGGTGAATTGGCTGACCCAGTGTGGAGAGCGATGCTCCCTGGATGCCGGTTCCGGTGGGTCCGTCTTGAAAGTTCAGCGGGTCGAACTCGACGCCGACTGTGTAGACGGGTGCACTTGTTCCCAGGGGCATCTGGATCGGTGTTCCCTTTTGCGCCCAGGGCAGACTGCTTGTGAAGTAGTCATGCCTTTTGTTGATTCGCAGCGGCATCTGGTCCCAGCCGACGCCTCCGTTGTCGAATGTGTTTGTTCCGAACGGTCCTGTATCCAGGGCCGGGATGACCCATGCCTCTTGGAGGTTCTGGTCGCGGAACCATTCGTTGTACGTCATGAAGTATGCGATCAGCGGCAATACGTTGAAGTTTGGCGCTGTTGTTGTGTATGTTTGTGGTGGTAGTCCCATGTGGTCGAGGACGCCTGCTTGTTCTACGATCCAGGCGGTTCCGCCTAGGTCGTTTGGTACGCACACTGGGACTGTCAGGGTGTCGTCAGTTCCGCTGATGAACTCCTCCCATTCGTCCCACATGATCCTGTTCGGTACGAAGAAATAGAATGTTTCGAGGTCCATGTCATCCACCACCGGCGCGATCGGCGTTGCCAGTCGCGCCATTATGCTTTCTGTGTGCTGCCATACGTCCCCGGGCAGCACCTCCTCTACCATTATGGGTATCAGGTCCGACGCATCGAACGCTTGTTTCCGGGTTTGTTTCATCCGGAACTTTGAACGCGGTATGTCAGCGCGTGGAACGGTTGCGAAGTTGTGTTGTCGGGCTGTTTTGTTTCTGTACATTTGGATTCCTTTGACGGTTAGTCGTTCTGTCTCTCTCTCTCTCTTTTCCGGGTTATCCACACGAAGTCGTGGGTAACCCTCTCTCCGCGTTTGACGAGCGCCCCAGGCGCACGTCGTCAAACGCTCTTGGCTCTGCTCTTCGTGCGTGCGTGCGCGTTTCGCGCGCGCGCGCGCGTCTGCTCTTTGCTTAAGCGTTTGACGGTAGTCATTCGTTTTTGCTTGATATCAAGCATTCGCGGTTTGTTTTGTTCTTCCAGCCATCGGTCGTAAAATTTCGGCGGCTTCTGTGGCCGTCCGTTTATTACGACGCGATCATGGTCATATGTTTGCTCGCCAAACTTTTCGAGCCAGCGCTTGCCGATGGCTGGTTTCAGGCTCATGTATGCCCTGGGTTGTTCCAGGGCGATGAGCTCTCCGGTTTCCGGATCTATGCGCGTATAGCGCTGTTTGTTATTCAGCTTCTTCGTGACATAGGAAGCTGTGTACTGCGCTGACTGGAACGTCAGCGCTCCGACACTTACGTGTCCCATTCCCCAGGCATCTTGTAGTGCCTGGTTTGTCCAGAGCAGCGTGGGCTGCTCTCTGATGATTGTTCTGCCTTCTGTGAAGGCTTGTCCGAACACGCACGCATGATAATGCGGTCTTAGCGTGTTATCTCCATACTCCCCAACTGCGTAATAGCTTAGCTTTCCGCATTGTTTCCTTAACCGCTTCCAGAACTTCTGCAGATGTTCGTGGTCGAGGCTGTTGTACTTGGGTACGTTTG